CCCTCCTATGAAAATGCCTCACGCACCTTCGGATGCAGGAGATAGGGCGACGTCGTACCCGAGTTGCTTGAGGCGGCTGACGAGGCGGTGGGTGGTTGCCTTGGCGGCACGGGCATCGAGATAGGATGGCCCAAGGTCCCGGTAGGATTGGTTTGTCGCCAGCATGTGCCAGATGGCGATGACGATTTTGTGGGCGATGGCCATGGCGGCCTTCTTGGGGCCGAGGCGGGCCTTGAGCCTGTGGTACTTGTCGCGGAGGTAGGTTCCGGCGGTTCGGCCGGCACCCATGGCGGCTTGGACGAGGGCGGTTTTGAGGTGGACGTTGCCCTTGCGGGTGCGGCTGCTCTTTCGGTGGCCTGCGCTTTCATTGTTGCCGGGGCAGACACCGGCCCAGGCGGCGAGGTGCCGGGCGGTCGGGAAGGCGGTGACGCTGGGGCCGATCTCGGCGAGGATGACGCTGGCGGTGACTTCGTCGACCCCGGGGATCGTCGTCAGGTCGTGCCGTGTCTTCCGATGCGGGTCGACGCGCTCGGTGATGAGGGCCTCGACGCGGGCGACGTCCGCTTCGACGGCCTCCAGCCGCTGCATCTGCAGAGCCAGCAGGGTGCGATGGTGATCGGCGATGCGGCCATCCAGGGCCAGCTTCAGGTCGTCGGTCTTGCGCCGCAGCTGGCCGCGGGCCATGGCCGCCATCTCTTCGGGGCCTGCGCTGCCGTCGATCATCGCCTTCAGCATCGCCCGGCCGGATACGCCGAACACGTCGCTCATGACGCTGGAGAGCTTGATATTGGCCGTCTCCAGAAGGCGCAGCAGCCGGTTGCGCTCGCCCGAGGCGGACTGCATCAGGGCACTGCGGTACCGGGTCAGGTCGCGCAGTGCCCGTTGCGGCTGGGGCGGCACGAAGCTTTTGCGGATCAGGCCGTGCCGCAGCAGGCCTGCGATCCACTCGGCATCCTTCACGTCGGTCTTGCGGCCGGGAACGTTCTTGATGTGATGGGCGTTGCCCACCACCATCTCGAACCCGTCTTCCAGAACCTGGTAGACCGGCAGCCAGTAGACCCCGGTGCTCTCCATGGCAACGTGCGTCACACCGCACTCCGCCAGCCAGTCCCGCAGGGCCAGAAGATCCCCGGTCAACGTGCGGAACGTGCGGGTTTCCCGCTTCTGCCGGTGACCGCCGGTGATCACGCAGGCCACAACCGTCGCCTGGTGCACGTCCAGCCCAGCCCCTCGTTCGACAAACACATCCATCGCAAATCCCCCTTGGCAAAGGGTGATCGCGGCGCCGCCAACGACGAACAAAGATACTCCTATGCGGCCTACCCGTTCCCGGGTGAACCAAAACATGATACCTACAGGCGGCGCGGACCAGTCTCTCCCGCAGGTTCGTCAGACGCTAAGGGATGACCCGGCCTGGGGCGATCACCACCCCCCTTGTCCGTCAAACTGGTCCGCGCCGCAGCTATTTTCTTCGCATCATGGTGCGCTAAGGGCGCTGGGGGTCTCTCCCTCAGGGAGAGGGAGGATAAGGCCCTTACTCCCCATACAGGCGGCGGAAGCCGGCCGAGACCTTGTCGATGAAGGCGGGGTCGCGGGTCTTCCAGTAGCGCGGGTCCTGCATCATCTTCTTCAGGCGGTCTTCGCCCACGGGCTGGTCGTTGGGCGAAGGCGCGCCGCCCAGGCCGGGTTCACCCGCCGCCATCAGCCGGTACATGGCCTTGACCCCGGCCGGGGTGGCCGACAGGGCCTGGAAGACCTGGTCGTCCAGGTTGGCCTTGCCCCAGGCGGTGAGCTGGCGGGCGGTCTCGGACCAGCGGCCGTCGCCGCCGAAATGCTGCTTCAGGTGCTCCAGCGCCGCCTGGCTGCGGGCCTGTTCCGAGGCTCCGTCCAGGATCGGCACCAACTGCTCGTGGGCCAGGTCGTAGACCAGTTGCGCCTGCTCGGGCGAGAAGCCGGCCTGGTGCAGGCGCTGGTTGACGGCCGGATCGCTGCTGAGGGCCGGGTGGCTGGTCTTGATCTGGTAGTCCTCGGGCCGGGCCGGGGCGCGGGTCCCCGACATCCGCTTCTCCAGGCCGAGATAGGCCTTGAGCAGGGCGTCGGCGCGGACCTGGCCGGTGGCCGGGTCCCAGAACTTCTCGGGGACGTTGGCCGGACGGGCCTTGGGCTGATCGGTGTCGAGCGAGTCTTCGTAATACATGATATGTTCTCCTGTCGGGGTGGGGGCGTGATCCGGACGGATCACGCCTTGCCGCCATTGAGGCGGCGGCCAAGCGCGCGGGACGCGCGCGCCCGGCGAGGGCAAACAACAATCATCTCCCGCCGCGGCCGCGGGCGACCAGCTGGCGGATGTGGTGGACCAAGTGGCGCTGGCCCTCGAGGTGGCGCAGGGTCTGGTCGGGTGCGTCGGGGCCCAGGCAACGCCCAAGGGTGAGCGCCTCCAGATGGGCCAGGACGTCCTCGCCGTCGCCGGAGCCGAAGACGCGGGCGAAGCGCCGGGCCAGGTCGAAGGCGTCGTCGCCGGCCAGCGGCGATGACGGTTCGAACCAGGTCCAGCCGGTGTCAGACGGGGCCATGGCCGGCCTCCTTGGCGCTTGCGGCCGGAACCGTGCCGTGGCCGGCGGCGACGCGGCCGTCGAGCGAGCGGGCGACGTCGGCCAGGGCGTTCGCGTCGACGGCGTTCGCGTCGACCGCCGGGGTGGCGGCGGCCGGCTGCGGTGCCATCAGCTCGGCGGGGACGTTGAAGGCGCGTCCCAGCCAGCGGGCCAGCGCCGCGGGGTCGACCGCGGCCGCCGCCCCCGGCCCCAGCCCGGCCAGTGCCGACACCCAGGTCAGCAGGTTGCGGGCGTCGCGGCTGGCCTGGCTCTGGGCCAGGGGCGAGCGGTACTGCAACTCGACCAGGCGGCCGTCGACGGCGATGTCGGGGATCTCGCCCCGGCGGCGTAGGATGTGCACCGCCCGCATCACCAGGGGCGTCAGCAGCTCGGACTGCAGGCGGCCGTAGGTGGCGCCCAAGAGCCGCGCCATGTCGGCGGCGCGCTGCACCACCTCGGTGGCGGACATGCGCGGGGCGTCGGGCTGGCCCAGCTTGTCGGCCAGGAGCGCGGTGCGGATGCGGCCGCGCAGGTCGTCGAGCACGATCTGCGACAGGTCGAAGCGTCCCGGCGCCGCCAAAGGCTGCAGGCCGGCCGAGCCCACCGCCTTGGGGATGATGGTGCCCGGCACCAGCTTGATGTTGGCGGGGTTCAGCACTCCGTCGTCGTCGGCCTGCCAGATGCCGGTCTCCGCGATGGTGGCGTTCTTCAGCACCAGCTCGACCACCTTGTTGGCGGTCTTGATGTCGGGCAGGGCCTTCATCACCGGCGAGCGGCCATAGACCTCGCCCGGGGCCTTCAGCCAGCGGAAGTTGACGAACGGGCTCATCTCGAAGCGGCCGGTGGCCAGGATGGTGTCGTCGTCCTCGGATTCCAGCACCGCGGCGTAGTCGTAGCCGTGGCCCGACGGCACCACCGCCTCGACCACGGCGATGCGCAGGTCGGGATCGTCGGTGGCGCGGCGGACCAGGGTGTCTGGCAAGCTGGCCGCGGGGAAGCGGGCGCTGAGGGCGGCCATGGTCAGTTCGGCGCGGCGGAAGGTGACGTCCAGGCGGCCGTCGGGCCCTTCCTCCAGCACCACCTGGCCCAGCGGCACCGCGGTGAAGCGGAAGGCCGAGGCCTCGCCGGGGGCGGTCTCCTCGAACAGAAGCGAGGCGGTGCCGCCGGTGACCGCGTCCAGCCAGCACTGGTGCATCTCGACCGCGAAGTTGGAGCGGTCGAAATGGGACTGCAGCACCGCGCCGATGCGTTCCAGCGCCGGGGCGACGCGGTCGCGTTCCTCGGGCGTCAGTTGGGGGCCGGCGGTCAGGCCGAACCACTGGGCCCAGGGCGGGGTCAGCTCGGACAGCAGGCTGGCGGCCAGCTGGTCGACGGCGTCAGGGGCGGTGCCGTCGAACAGGCGGTCGGCCTTCTTCTCGCCCGGTACGGTGGGGTGGATGACGGCGTCGCGCAGCGGCAGGGCGTAGTCGTAGCATTCCTGCCAGTGCGATTCCCACACCGAGCGCCGCTCCTTGGCGCGGCGGAAGCGGCTTAGCAGGGCGCGGACGTCGTCGCCGTCTGGCCCGAGCAGCGCC